GCCTCGGTTCTGCTCCTTTCCGCACCGTACGCAGACCAGCACGCCGATACCATCGACCATGCGCTCGAATGCCCAGACGTGGCCGCGGAATAGGCAGACGAGGCGGCGGCGGTTCACTCTGGCTTGCCCGGAGCGGTCCACGGCACTTCTATTTGCCCCTCGATTTCGACGTTGGAGTTAACGAACTCGACGGTTACGATTGGCGCTTTCCCGCCTTCAACACGCACAGAAAACGCGCGGACATTCTCTAGCTCATGCCCGTCCATTTCTACAGTTCCCCGGCCAAATTGAGTAGCCTTGACCTTAAAGGTTGTCATTTGTCGCATGTAGCGCTCCTCGGCACGTCGGCCAGTGTCGCCGTCCAGCCGTTGCAGCCACTTCTTTCCATAAGCTGCAAATCTAGATCCAGCGATTCCATCTCTGTCAACAGCTCCCGCACCAGCGCGCACCACTCGCCCTTGCTGGCGTTCGACTCCATAGCCATCAGGCGCTCGGCTCGCTGGCGCAATGTCTCAGCCATGCTTTTTCCTCGGATCGCTCATCGTCTTCCCGCCAATGCGCCTGAGCTGCCGGCGCCACCTGCGCGGATCTACGCGGCCATTCCTTACCGTTGCGTTCAGCTCGCTAACCAGCGGATTTATGACGAGCTGCCGGATCAATGCACGCGCCACATCCTCTCGCACGCGCAGTGCAATGCCCTTGATACTCGCCACGTCATCTAGTAGCTCGTCGCTCATAGGATCTTATCGATTAAGTTTGAGACGACGTGGAATGCGTCAGACGCCTTTTTAAATTCCTCGCCCAAATAATAGAACTTTACCTTGTCTCCACGCTTGAATGGCTCTTGTGATTCTTCAAACAGACTCGTGCATGCATCACACCGCTCTTGCAACTCTTTCATGAGACGACTAACTATCGTGCTGTATCCAATTACCGCACCGAAGATGACGCCACACACGAAGATTAGAAACTCTGTCATGCGGCCCTCGTCCGATACTCGCAAATGTCGCGAGCCGTCCACTTCGAGCATCCGACTTCCTGCCCGATGCGACTGAACGTCCAGCCGTAGCGTTGCCGCAAGTGGCGCATGTGCGCAACGATGTCATCGGAGAGTTTTGCGCGATGATGCGATTCGCCGACGCGATAGCCGAGATGATTCCGTCGAAAGCTCACAGAATATTCCCCCATCGCATCCCCTTCCCGATAGTGATCGGCGTCGCCATCGCATACGGCCGCGTCGGGTCGGCCCGTGAGGCAGCCGGGGCTGCCAGCACGCACTTAGCGAACACGATCTCCCGCTTCGATCTGCCCGTCGCGCGGATGCAGGCTCGACGCAGCAGGCCCAGGTCTTGAAGCACACGAACGACGTAACGGACACGACGATACGATTGCGACAGCGCAGCCACGAGCTCCAGCACAGTCATACCGTCAGGCGAGCGCGCGAGCATCTCGAGAACAGGGGCGCTTAGGTCAGATCGGCGCCGCATCAGCATGACACCTCAAAGTCAGCGCAACGCTCATACGCCACGCGAAATCCACTGGCATTACGATGCCCGCCGCCGCCGTATTTCTTGGCAATTTCCGACACGTCCAGACCGTCGTCGGTTGACCGCAGACTGAATACGCGGCCCGTCGGCGTGTCCCAATAGCATGCTGCGAACGGCTCACCATTGGCGAGCAGATGCCCCGCGTCAGACGTGAGCGTGTATGGCAGATTCGCGACCGGCACGTTGTATCCACCTATCACCATGCGCCGAGTGACGACCTTCGTCATCTCGTTGATGTCCTTGAAGTGCTTCCGTTCGATCGCCTCGCCTTCCTTCGCCAAGTCGGCCGGGTCGGCCATCATCAGTCGGTCCCACACATCGAAGTCGTATGGATAGCTGAAGATGTTCGCTTGAATCTCCCGCGTCTTCGGCATTGCAAAGCGCCACAGGTCGCGATCTTCTACGTGAAGTAAAACAGGCGGGGCGTGCTCGGCCTGATTGAAGTAATCCCATGTGATCGTCGCGCCCGAGCGGTTCATGTCGAACTCAGTATGAACGTTAGCGGGAAGGTCTTTCAGATCCGCCTCGGCCGTCTTGTGATGGTCCAGGATCGTGATGTGCTTTGCTCGTTCTGCCATCTCGATCAGTACCGGCCGCTTGTAGGAGAAGTCTACGAGCCACACGTCACGGCCCGTTACATCTGGCGGCGCGTCCTGGTAGACGCCTGCGTGAAAATCCACGTCGGGCCCGAACGCGCGGCGAATGACCCAAGCCGACGTGAAGCCATCGGCGCAGTTGCCGTGATATATGCACAATGGTTTCATACTCTCTCCTGTTCCTTCATCGCATCACTTCCCCTCCATCGCGGCGTCTACCGCCTCCCGCAGCGTCGGGCGCAAATGCGAGCTCTCGGGGACCCATACCGGATCCTCGACGTGCCGCACCGACCATGACCCGTTGTGGTTCTGGCGGATGACAACGATACCGTCGGCGATAGCGTCGAAGCGTTCAAGGTCAGTCATGCTGTCACTTCATCATCGCGACGGATGGGGACGGCTGGAGGGTCGATCTTGATAAGGCGTTCTGGCACAAATCCTCCGTTCGGTTCATCGCAAACAACCATCGATGTTTCGACTTTGGCGCAGTACACGCAGGCACTTCGGCCGACCCTCAGATCCAGCACACGGAACACGTATCCGATATTCGCCGTGTTCCCGCAGCAAATCTGAGGTTTGACGACCATTACCAGATCGCCTCTGCGGATGGTCTTGTCGGTCACTTCTCGCTCTCCTAAAAGGGAACGGTTAACCCATCGACCGTGAACTGGTCGCGCTCGATGCGAGCGGGTTGCTGGATCGGCGCCAGCGCTTCGGCCGTCAACGCGACGGCAAGCGCGCTCCACTCGTCTCCCTTGATGCCATACAGCGGTCCAGGTGTGCGCTTCGTTCCCACTGCTTTCTCCCGTCCCGGTCCAAACCTGTCGATAAGCGCAGCCCGAATGTTTGCGTCGTTGGCGCGCGTCGTGCCGCAATGGAACTGCTTCACGTCCTTGCGGTAGACGAGACGCACCGTGCCGCCGCGCGACTCCCATGCCTCCATGAACCGGCCGATCCACAGGCACGTGTCGAACACTTCCTTACCGACCGGCATGCCGTAGGAGGCGATCATTTCGATCGCTAGCACTACATCCTCGGCAACATCCCCAGTGGTGCGAAGCAGCTCACGCACCTCTGCGTTTGGCTCCTTCGCGTATAGCTCAGGCACTCCGTCACGCAATTCGCACCATGCGCTCATCGTGTTGCCCGGGTCTATTGCCAGCACTCTCATCACGTCGGCCTGCGCTTAACCAACACCGTTGCGATGTATACTGCCTTCTCTCCAGGCTCCCACGGCCGCGAGCCCCAAAGTTGATTGCCCAGGCTATCCGTGCGCGTCGGGAACCACACCCGTTCTGGCGCGTAACGGTTGTCCATCGGAACGAGTTCGTCGACCATCCTTAGATGTCCTCTCCGAAGAGCAGCGACAGTTGCTCGGCTGAGCGAGACTTTTTCGACACCGTGTCCGTTGCGCGCGCGGCGATAAACTGATTGAGCACACTCGGAATAATGCCGGCCTCGATCGCCACGACCTGAGCGGCATCCTTGTAATCCTGAGCCGCCTCCTGCTTCCGATTGAACAGCCCTTCGAGGTGCCCGATCTTGTCTCGCAATACGCTCAGGTTAATGCCCTGCCCGAGTGCTTTCAGTTGCGTGCGTTCGTCACTCGTCATCGTCGGTGCGTTCATGCTTATCTCCGTTGTTGAAAATAGTGGGCAGTGGGCGGGTCGTCCGCCGGCCCGTAACCTCCGTCTCCGCTGGCTTGTGCGGACCGCACGTCAAGCGATATCCTTCCGGGGTCGGCGTGCCACATCCTGCCGTTTGCTTGCAACCTTCCACGTCGCACATTGACTCTACCGAATCGACCTCCTTGCACTGCGGGCAGCCGTAAAGGGTAGCCTCAGCGTCGAATGGATTAGCGGCTTTCAGGATCGCGTGTTCCGGGCCGATCCAGTAACACTCCTTGCAGCGCCAGTGCCGCTCCGGGCGCCAAATCACAGCTTCACCTTCAGCACGTCAATCTGCCGGTGATCGACCACCTCTATCGGCTTCTCCGCCTTCACCTCCGCCGGCTTCAGCGGACAGTCGGACCGCGGGCACTCCGCCGGCACCTCGCGCACGTCCAGGTCGTCGAGCGGCCGGCGCATCGGACACAGCGAGCGGCGGCAGGTCATGCGCTATTTCTCCCCGTCGTCTCGAGACTCGGCCGGCCCCACTCGATCTCGTGTCCGTTTTCTGTCGCCTTGATCCACACCGGGTCGCCGAAGTGCGCGCGCATGTCGTCAAGGAACGCGGTACATAGCGGCATAGCGGCGCGGCGGTCGTCCCGGGTCATAGCGGTTGTTCCCCGGCTTTCCGGTAGTCGCGAAGTGACTGCACTTTCGGACCCAGCGGCTCGTTGTAGCGGCCCGTCACCCTATCGTAATTCAACGTCACCATACCGATCCGCCCGATGTGTTTGAACCGGACTTTCTGAACGTGGATATCGACCGCTTGTGACCCCTCCGCTTGATCTCTCCATATCGTTATGCAGTTATCCGCCTTGTTCCAGAAATGGGCTGAATCTGCGATGTCGTGCGGCGTCGGCACCGGATACTTGCCATCCTTGTCACGCCGGAGCTTTGCCGGGTGAGCTACGAGCCACAAGTGAACGCCGTACTCCCGGACACGCTCGATGACCGCTGAGAGCGTGGCGCTAACGTATTCCGTCATCGTCTGATGCGCCGGCCGGTAGTGCTCCAGCTGGTTCCACGGATCGACAATGATCCCGGTTTTCCATTGCTGGTTTACCGCCACGCTTGCAACGTGCTCGATGGCTTCGTCCACAATAGAAACGATGTCAGGATAGTTCGGTTTCCCGAAGTGAAACTTTCCGTCCATCCACGTCTCGGCTGCGTCCAGTTCCTCTTCGTCCAGGCGCTCGTTAGGCCCAGGATTGAACGGCTTACCGATGTATTTCTCAATGATCTTCGAGTGATGCAGTTCGAGCGGCCAGTTCTCAGGCGAGTAAATGTAAAAGCGCCACGGCTCCGCTTTCGATAGGTTCACCAGGAGCGCGTCCAGCCATTCCGACTTGCCAGAGTTCGGCGTCCCGGTAAGCAGCGTCCACTGCCCCAGACCAATGCTGTAAAGGCGGTCTACAGAGGGCCATCCGGTAAGCGAGCCACGCGGTAAACCGCCAGAACGATAGAGGAAGAAAACCCGGTCTCGGATCGATGAATGAGGGACTATCATCCAGCCGCCACGCGCTTCGACACAAGCGTCCCGCTCTGGCGATACTTCGGCCAGTCCTGCCTTACGCAATTGCGGAAAGCAGCGTCGAAGTCTTTGTAGCGATAGCCTTTAGCGCGGCATGCGTCATGGAAGGCAGCGACGTAACGATCTACGTCCTCGGGCACACGTAGCCCGAGCTCCCGGCTGAGGTTTTTCACGGTATTGGCGCTTGGCGTCCAGTCGGTAGGCAATTCCCGCTTGGAGCCATTCCCGCGCTTGCGCGGGATATCGACTTCGCATACGCATTCGTCTACGACTACGTCTAGGGGAACAGGTGTTTCCAGTTGTAAACAACCGTTTCCAGGTGGGATTGGGTGTTTCGGTTTGGAACGAGCTTCCCAACGGGTGTCCAGCATCTTGAGATATGGTTTTCCACCCGCTTCGTAGAGAACGATCAGCCCGGCCTTCTCGCACGCAGCGATCCAACGGGAAATGTCGGCCTCTCTCACTCGGTCCACTCTCAGAGGAAACAATGACGCCCGCAACATTGACGGCCTCGCGTCGTACAGTCCGTGGTCGTCCACCTTGCTCATAAGGCGTCGGTAAAACACTTCCGCAGGCGCATCCAGGGCATCGACACGCTCGCTTGAGAGGATGCCCTCTCGTAGAAGTCTGGTTGGCATTTACGCGGTTCTGGCACTCAGAAACACGTCCATAGTCTTGCGGCCCTTAGCGCGATTGTTAACGCTGGATGCGATCTGCATAAACTCGGGCGTTTGCTGGCCAACACGCAGCTTGATCCAGTCCCCAGCCACTAGCGCAGCCCCTGCGCGCGTTCCATCTGCTCGACCAGTTCCCGCGGCCGCGCGGCATGGAGGACTACGAACTCGCGCCACAGGGCTTGCGCTTCCTCCTTCTTTTCGGCTAGTGCAGCTGCCATGAACAGCCGGAACACGCGGGCCTCTGCGTCTGGGCGCGGAAGGCCGAGTTCGGCCGGCTTCATCGCGATTTCCTCGCCAACCCTTCCGCTTCGAGAATCAGCGGCAGCGGGAACAATGGCAGGCTGATCGGATCGCGCCGCGACTCTGCCGCCCTCCCGGTCTGCCCGATGCGCACGAAGAAGCGCGCCGCGGCCGCGCTGGAGCGCCGGTTGCCGAGATCGAGGGAGGGCTGCGTCATGCGGCGAACTCGATACCTAGCTGTTCGTCGTCGCGCTTGCCTTCGTGCGCTGCTTCAACGTTGCGAACGGCCTGACGATAGTAGGATTGCTTCAGCTCGATGCCTATCGCCTTGCGGCCCTGACAGAGCGCACCGTAAACCTCGGAGCCCACGCCCATGAACGGAGTCAGAACCGTTTCACCGGGGTTGCTCCACAACGTGATGATGCGGTCAATCACGTCGAGCTGTAGCGGATGGACGTGCTTCTCGTCCTCTTCGTCTCGCGCTTCCTTGAACGGAAGCACGCGCCCTAATCGGATGTCGTCCCAGAAAGCCGAGGCATACTGTCGCCAGATCCAATGCGAATAGCGGTTCTCGATCTGATTTCCGGTCCAGCCGCGGTAGGCCAGAATGTCATGCGGAGGACGACGTTCGCCGGCGTAGTCCATGAGTCCAGTAGGATGCGTGATAGGTACTTGGTTCGCCCCGTCACGGCGGAACACGAGCAGCCAGTCGGCAGACGCTACAGAACACCTAGACGAGTCATCTACGATGGATTTGTGCGTTAGATTCTTTGCCATTGTCCGGTTGCGCACACCGAGCGGCTCTTTCCAGATCGCATAGCGCGCGATGTATTTCCATCCTTCTCTTTCGTGAAGGCGGATGATGTCTCCGGGGAAGTCGATCAGGTAATCCGTGCCGCTGTTCCCGCTCGGGATATCCATGCAATGCACGGCTGTCATCCGACCCGGCATGGAAAGGCGCGCGAGTTCACGAACGAAGAACGCGTAATGTTCGAAAAACTGCGCATAGTCTCGGCAGTTCGACAAATCGCGCTCGCTCGATGAGTAGTGATACAGACCACAGAACGGCGGGGAATAAATGGAAAGGTGTACAGACCCTGACGGCAGCTTCGGCATGACTTCCAAAGCGTCTCCGTTATAGATCGCGTAACGGTCTGTTATTTTTTGGTCTATCACAGCCATGCCGGCACCTTTTCTTGATGATCGAAAATCTGCGTTTTGTTGATTTTTATCGCGTTGTTCATGTGGTCCACCAGAGACGAGAACATGCGATCCGCTTGAGCGGCTTTGCGTTGCAGGTTTTTCATCACGCCGCGCTCGCCTTCGGTCGTTACGATGTCCACCACGACCGGACGCGTCTGACCAAATCGCCAGCAACGTCGGACTCCTTGGTAGTACTGTTCGTAACTGTGACTCGGGAAGAATGTGACGTGCGCGCAGTGCTGCAGGTTCAGGCCCCAAGCCCCTATTTTTGGCTTGGTGACGAGCACTCGGCACTCCCCACGAGAGAACGCGAGGAGCTTTTCTTCTTTGTTCTCGTCTGAATCTTTGCCGCTGACCTGAACCGCATCGGGGATCATCTTTGCGAGCATGTCGCCTTCGTCGTTCAGATGACACCACACGAGAGCCGGCTGTTTGGTGTCTACCACCAGCCGCGCGACACGGTTGCATCGCTCTACGATAGTGCGACGCCGTTCCTCGCGCTGTTCGTCAAGACCTACCGCCGGCAATGCGAAGAGCATCCCATCAGCCAGCGTTTTAGCCTCTACGATGTGTTCCTGCTCGATCAGTCGAGGGAGCATGAAACGACCATCGTCACAGCCTAGATCGGATGGCTTACGAATCGCCCTTGCCCAGGACGCGACCCAGCGCCAGAATCCTTCCTCCGCGTGCCCCTTGAATCGCCACTTTACGATCTCGCCAATGTGTCCGCGACCCATGGCGGAGTTATTGCTATCATTCCGGAAAAAACGATTAAGCATGTCCATTTGCCCGAGTTCGCCCAGCGCCTCTGAGCTTGTCCCGAGTTCTATGTAATCGTTAGGCGCGGCCGTAGCCGTAGCGAGTAATCGGTATGGAAGCTGGCGAGCGAACTCGGTTACCGCCGCGCGCGTACGCCCGTCAAACGACTTGAGGATGCTCGACTCGTCGCACACGAGCCCGACGAAATCCTGCGGATTGAAATAATGCAGCCGTTCGTAATTCGCGATTACTATACCGTCGTGCAGCTCGCCGGAATGCGAGCGGTGCACGTCCGCCTCGACGCCGAACTTCTCGCACTCGGTAATGAACTGGTGCCCGACCGCGAGCGGCGTCAGTAGCAGCACGCGCCCGCCGGTCTTGCGCACGACGTTTTCCGCCCAGACTATTTCCTGGATCGACTTGCCGAGCCCGCAATCTTCGAATAGCGCACAGCGGCCTTTACGCACCGCCCACTCGACAAGCAGCTTCTGGAAATCGAAAAGGAAGTCGGGCATGTAAACCGGATCGAATCCAGACTCACCGCCGCAGTGCGTTTTCTGCTGTAAAAACTCGATGTAGTCGCGTGCGCTCACACCAGCACCGCCGTAAGAAGCGCTAGCAGGAGCGCGACGGCTGCGGCGATCGGCAGCAGGGGATATCCGAACTGGTCGGGGCGCGGGCGGCGGTGCTGCTGGTGCAAGCGCAGGAACATTCGGTCGTTCATGCCTGCTGTCCTTTCGGCCCCGACGGTGCGGGGCGGGTGCTACCGCTCGATACGTTGTTCCTTGCCGGTCTCTCCCGGCTGTCACGCCTTACATTCGTGGCGTTCCGTGATGCCTCAAACCAATCTCATATATATGAAGTCAGTAGTGATCCGCATTTCAGCGGGTCCGCACTAGGCTTGCGGAAAGCCTGCGTTCACATAATCCAGTTCCTCCTGTGCTATCCGGTTCTCTTCGGCTGGAACCGTTACGCCTTGATGTTCCCACGCTACCACTCGATACGTGTTGTTAGGCTGTCATGCGCTTGCGCGGATTTGAAACACCGATGAATAGAGCCCTACGTCTCGCCGGCGATTACATCCGCTGCACACCGGTTGTACATCCAATGGATTAGCGTAATCACGGTGATCATATCCAGCGGCTGGCCTTCCGCAATCAACACACTTGAGCGTATTGGCTTTTGGTAGTTTTTCCATCTGGATAGCTTTTCGGACCATATACCTAGTCGTCCTTCGTGCCCGCAGTGCCATGGTCCAGCATTTTGTGCAGTACCGTGCGTTGCCATGCATCAGTGCGATACATGTTCCGCAAACCGCACACAGTCTCATACCGTTGCCGCTCCAGCAGCCTTCGCCCTGAAGTAGTTCGCCAGCCTCCGGACGGTGCTATAGCGCGGGTCGGGCGTCTGCCCTCCCTTGATTTTCGCAATCGTCCCAGCCGGAACACCCGTCTCGCCCTCAAGTTGCTGTAAATCCGGGTAGTTATAGGCTTCGAGCTCTTTTTTGACTAACGTTAGATCGTCCATAGAGTCGTCATGCTATACCGAAATCGAAACCCGTTGCAAATA